AACAAGACTAATTCTAAAGGTATGTTAGTTACTCTTTCTTTTGAGAAGGATAATCACCAATATCGTATTGAACGTGGTAGATCCCCAAATTTATTAAAGTTCTATATTAATAATCAAGAACAAGTTGACATAGATGAATCACAAGGTGATAGTCGTAAAACTCAAGAATCAATTGACACGCTTTTAGGTATGAGTCATAATATGTTTAAGCACATTGTTGCATTAAACACATATACAGAACCATTCCTAAGTATGCGTACTAATGATCAAAGAGACATTATCGAACAACTTTTAGGTATTACAATATTGTCTGAAAAAGCCGATGTGCTTAAAAATGATATTAGAGATACTAAAGATAATTTAAGTCAAGAGACAATGCGTATTAATGCATTACAGTCGGCAAATGTAAAGATTGACGAAACAATTAATGGTCTTAAAAGCAAGCAAAAAGCATGGATATCTAAGCGTAGCACAGACACTATAAAATTAAAAGAAGCAATTGATGAACTAGAACATTTAGACATCGAAACTGAGCTAGGGTCGCATGAAAAACTAGCAAATTGGACAGAACACAATAATTCTATTTTGGCTCTTAATAAAGAAAAAAGCACACTCGAGACAGCACAATTACGTGCTACTAAGTCTGTGTCAAAAGTCGAAAAAGACATCTTAGAACTAGATAATGCCGCTTGTTATACATGTGGACAAGAATTACATGCAGACAAAAAAGAAGAAATTCTTAATAAGAAATCTAAAGAGCTTACTGATGCAGATGCATATCTTACAGAAGTAACCGATAAGTTAAATCTTGTGGTTAGCGATCTTACAAAGATTGGCGACATTAACGGTCGTCCAAATACATTTTATGAAACAGCAAAAGAAGCATATGATCATAGACAGAATGTTGATAATTTAACAATCGCATGGAACAACAAGAAAGACGAATCTGATCCATATCAAGAACAAGTCGACGAACTTGAAAATAGTGCAAAACAAGAAATTAATTGGGAAGTTGTTAACGATCTAACTAGTGAAAAAGAACACCAAGAATTTTTACTTAAATTACTTACTAACAAAGATAGCTTTATTCGTAAGAAAATTATTGATCAAAACTTAGCATATCTAAACAACAGACTTACTAATTATCTTGACAGATTAGGACTACCACACAGTGTTACATTCCAAAATGATCTTAGTGTAGAAATTACACAACTTGGACAAGACTTGGACTTTGACAACTTGTCAAGAGGAGAACGTAATAGACTTATACTTGGTATGAGCTTTGCGTTTAGAGATGTTTGGGAAAGTTTATATCAAAACATTAACTTACTATTCATTGACGAACTTATTGATAGTGGCATGGACTCAAACGGTGTTGAATGTGCCCTAAGTGTACTTAAAAAGATGGCTAGAGAACGTGATAAAAATATCTATTTAATATCACATAAAGATGAATTAATTGGAAGAGTTAACAACGTGCTTAAAGTTATAAAAGAGAACGGGTTTACAAGTTATGAAAATGATGTTCAAGTGATAGGATGATGGAAGACGATACACACGATCTACTTATTAAGGCGTATCTTACGTACTTCAAAGAAAACGAAAAGTTTGAAGCACGTAATTCTGTGAGAACACACGGAAGTGCAAGACGTGCTTTGAGACAGTTACGCATGTTAGCAAAAGAACGTATGGACGAAATACACACCAAACATAAAGGCAAAAGTCACAACTAGGTTAAACTGTGCAATAAAGCAATAACTACTTGCATGGAGTGGACTTTTAAAGGCAAAAAAATTAAAGAAATACCAGACGAGTACGAAGGGTTCGTTTATTTAATAACGAACAAAAAGACTGGTCAAAAATATATAGCAAAAAAACTAGAAAAGTTTAAGACTACTAAGCCACCACTCAAAGGCAAAAAAAATAAACGGCGTGGTACAAAAGAAAGTGATTGGAAGACCTATTATGGATCCAGTGATAGACTTAACGCGGACGTTGCTGCACTAGGTGCAGACAAATTCAAAAGAGAAATACTATACCTATGTAAAGGTAGGGGCGAAATGTCCTACATAGAGGCAAGAGAACAGTTTGATCGCAGAGTACTTGAAACAGATGATTACTACAATGGTATCATTAATGTTAGAGTCGGCGGATCAGACAAGCTCAAACAGGCATTACTAGAACAGCACATGCAGGCAAAAAAATCAATTTAATCAGTTGACAGCTACATCAGAATCAACTATACTTGTTTATAGGCAGATTTAATATACAAGCTCAACAGGCATCCACAGGCAAAACAAACCAACACATAAGGTTGGCGGGCCAGACTAGAAATACCGCTGTGGAAAAAGCTCTCGTATAGAAGCACACGTACATATTGATTGACTACCCAGAGGTAGGAAGCCACCAAACAAATTGGGCTCACTGGTTGATATAGATTGCATGTTGGCAGTCGAAAAACACAACATAGTTCATAAAAACTCTTTAGCAATAGGAACGAAGCGAGAGGTAATGTATTATAAACTGCACATTAACTATTTTAATGTACATTTTATGTTACATATGTCGATGTAGGTTGGGAAAGGTCAGAGCCCATTGAACTTGTGTATAAAAAATTACCTACTTCCAAGTCTCGGCTGATTTAGACTCACATGAAGCTACTTTTTGAGATTAGATGGAACTAGAAATAGTTCCGTCTGACCAAAACGATCTACATGAAACTTAAACATTATTACATTCGTAATAATGCATTTATATCACACTATATCACTTCTATCAAACAACATATAATAGTTTGAGCGTTAGCGAAAACATTAAGAGCTTTAGCTCTTAACTAAAACATAAATACTATTAATAAACTTATAGGATACATCAGATGAAAATAAACGACTTACTTAATGAATCACAAAATATTAATGAGTTTGAAATGCCTAACTTTGCTACTAAACAAGGCAGAGCTATTAATCGTGCTGAGAAAGCAGGAGCTGCTGATGTAAAACAATCTGTTGATGATTTATCTACTGAGTTTGCTGCACAACTAGGTACTCAAGGTAAAAAGTTTAATACTGCTACAACTGATGATGTTATTGCATTTCTAAAGTCTAAGAAAGTTAATACTAGTAAGATTGATACTAAGCAACCAATGGATAAGAAAAGAATTGGTGTAATTTTTAATACATTAATTAAAGATCAGATTATGGGTAAGAGTATTTCTGCTGGAGACCCTAAAGCTGCGGCACCTAATGTTAAAACTGATCCAAAAATGTTAAAGACAGTGTACGCTCAGACAAAGGCAGCGTTTTCTAAACTTAATATGAAAGAGAAAAAGAGATTGCTTGTGCAACTTCAAAAAAATATTAATGCTAAACCAAAAGGCAAAAAGCCAGTAGCTTAAAAGTAAGGCAAGCCAGACTTTTTAGTAGTCTCTAAATTTTCTTTGATAATATCAGCAATAATATCTCTATCTTCAGGCGGAAGTTCAAACGCCTCATCCATAGTTAAAGACCCACGCATGTGCCATCCAAGTTTGAATAGGTTATAACGCATTTGCTTAACTTCGTTGTCTAGGACCTTAACTTCGTTAAGAATTTGTTGTAGTGGTAGTGCTAAGATCCTTATACGAAAAAACTTGATTGATCAAATGTTACAGGAACTTCATAAGTTTCTGGCACACCTGCTTCTATTTCTTCCGGAGTAGCATCTACTACTAGCGGCTTAACTTCGAACTTAGTTCTTTGTTCTTCAATATGATTAGTAACACTTTCAAAAAGCCCTTTGTCTGTATTTGCAATAAACTCTTTGATATGAGCTTGGTCAGTAACAACATCATCGCCAACCTCAATTGATGCAATTGACTTTTCAAGGGTTAGTATAGTAAGGTCTGTTAGTTTTTTAAAACTTTCAGTAAACGTTGCTAACTTATCGCCTTCGGCTATATCAGAATCATTAATTACGTTAAATATTCTTTGTTCGTCAAATGTCTTTCTACTTGTTTCAGTAAACTCTCCGTAGGTTAACGGTCTTAGATTTACAATCATGCCATCTAACTGAATAGCACTGTTGTAATCTACATTTGAAAACTGATCTAACATTATTCTTAGGTCTAAGTCAAAGTCTTTATCTTCACCAGTAACTGGTACTTTAATACTAACTTCCATCATTTCGCCGTATGTTGCTATGCGAATAGCAATCAAACATGCATCAAGATCCATAGAAGGCATATTAAATGGATCTTTAATTGCCGGTATACAGCTGGTAATAACACTAGCTGTTGCTTGCCCATTCAATAAAGCGTCCGGTGTTTTGATCATTATTTCGTCCCTAGCCGTCATAGGAAATACTGGATACTCTCCGTTTTCTGATATTTCCAAACTTCCGGTAGGGTAATATTTTCCGTTACTTGGTAACGACAAATATATCTTAGGTTGTCTAAAATATTTCTGTAACGGATTAGTGTTTTTGTTTTCCATTTTTTCTCCTGGCTAAATACTATTGTAAATGTATATACCATTATTATTTATATACGCACATAACTGGAATTGACTATAAATGGCTGATGAAATTAAAATTGAAAATATAGGCGGTGAAAACGGCGTAGCAAGTGAAGTTACACTTGTTAGACTAGTTACTGCTATGGAAAAAATGGCCAAGTCTTCAGGAGCCGATCCTAAGTCACAATCAGCTAAAACACAACAAGCATATAACAAAGCTCAACAGTCGGGTATTAAAGTATCAACTAAACATAGAGATGCGGTTAAAGACAATACTGACGCGGTACAAGCAAACACCAAATATTTAAACCTAGCAGCAGGCGGCCTGTTGAGGTTAGCCTCAAGTGGAATTGGAGCTGCTATTGGAAGTCTTAAAGGGTTTGCCGAAGAGCTAATATCCGGTGGTGACAGCTTAACGAGTTTTGCTCAACACATACCTATATTTGGTAGTACGTTATCCATGCTTACAGGAATTATGGATAGGAGTTATGTTTCATTCCAATCAATGGCCAAATCAGGCGGCGACCTCGGCTACGATTTAGAAAGTTTAAGAACAACAGCAGCTGAATCAAGATTAAGCATTGAAGAATTTAGTTCATTCGTAGCTCAAAGTTCTACTATGTTAGCAGCGTTTGGCGGAACAGTTAGTATTGGTGCTAAACAAGTTGCCGGCATGACAGATGCTCTGGGTTCAGACCTACGAACAGAGTTACAGATGATGGGCTTATCGTTTGAAGAGATTAACGAATCAATGGCTATGAGTGCTTACCTAAACAGAACAGGAAGCAAGATGGAAGCACGAGATAAACAAATACAAGCAGAAGCTGCCGCCGGCTTAACAAAGAATATGCTACAACTTGCAAAATTAACAGGCGAAGATGTAAAAGCACAACAAGATAAACTTGCACAAGCTTCAATGGACTTAGCATTCCAAAGGGAACTAGGAAAACTTGAAGGCGATGAGAAAAAGAATATGCTTTTAGCAATGGCAGAAGCACAAGCTACAGGCGGTGACATTGCTGTTAACGCACTAAAAGCACAATTTTTAGGAATGCCGCCAATAACAAGAGAATTGCAATTATTTACAGCAACAATGCCAGAAAGTGCAGCTCTTATAAAAAAATTACTCAATGACGCTGTTAACTCAGGTATGGATCATGACAAATTCCAGAAAGGACAAGAAAAAAGAGTTGTTGACTATACAGCGTCTTTGATAACCTCATCAAAAAATCTTGACGCTATTATTAGAGTTGGTGCTGTATCAGGCGCAGGAGTTGCTGGTGAAATATCCGCCATGGCCAACACAACTATGGATAAAATTCTACCGTATATTCAATCTGGCGGGGAAGATATTGAAGCAGCTAAAAAGGCAATTGCTAAAAACTACAAAGAAATTTTACCACTACCGCCTAAAGATGGTGAACTAGGTGCAATGGCACAATTTTTAGAAACAATTAAAGAAGCAAAACTACAGATTGTTACAAATTTAATTAATCCATTCGTAGGCGCAGCTACTGAAGTGTTTGGGCCAGTGAATACATGGTTTACAGGCTTTGTTGGCAAAGACGGTGCAGCCTCTACTTTTAAAACAGCGTTGGAAAAGATCAGCAAGTATATAACAGGAACAGTTAATCCTGCATTGGAAAAATTCTTTCTTAACGTTGATGAAAACGGTTTAAGAGCAGCACTTAACGAAGCACTGTTTGGAAGTGAAGATGGTGAGAGTAAAGGACTATTAGAAACAATCTTCAAACCAATGGGAGTAGCATTAGCTAACGGTATAAAAGATGGCTTTAAAGCTATATTCTCAGATCCTGTAGTCATTGCTGGCACAGCGGCCGCAATAGGACTTTTATTTGCTGGACCTGTACTTGCTGGTGCAATAGCTGGAAGAATTGCAGCCGGCGCATTGGCCGCTGCTGGCACTACGGCGCTAGGTGCAAAGGCATTAAAATCACCGCCAGGCGCTACTGTTGGTAGAGATCCAAAAACAGGTAAATTTACAAGTTTAAAACCTGATCCAAACGGCGGCATGTTAAAGAAAGTCGGCAAATTAGGTATGCGTGGCCTTAAATTTATCCCTGGCGTTGGATTAATAGCTGCCGGTGCCATGGGAATATTTGACGGTGCCCAAGGGTTTAGTGCAGATCCTGATGCAGGCGTTGGCGAAAGTTTAGGTAATGCAGGAAGTAGTATATTAAATGGACTAACATTTGGGTTACTTGGTTCAAGTCCAGATGAAATTGCTGCAAATGCTGGAACCAAACCAGCTGCAACAACAAAAGACAAAGATATAGCAGAAACACTTGGCGTAACACCAGATACTGTAAAATTATTAGAAAGAATGTCCGGAATTGGCGGAGGAATGGAAAGAGTTGCTAGTGCGTTTGAAAGAATTGACAAATTAGAAAGATTTAGCACTAATGTAAATGCAATACAAAAAGGACTTGACATAAACGAACTTTCCAAGTATAATCGTAATATGCAAGAGATTGCCAAGTCGCTTGAAGACATGAATAAGGCTTTGGCAGAAGATAATAAAGGATTATTTGGCGGTACAGGTGTTGCATCCGCTGACGTAGTTAAAGGAATGGGCTCAGGAATGAGTGAAGAGACTGGAAACAACATAAATACAGCACTAGGTACAATGATTGATAAGCTAGAAAAAATTAGAATAACTAATAAAACGATAGCAAGCAATTCTTAGATGACAATGACGATTAGGCAGGAATAATATGAGCTGGAAAAAATACTTTACACCAGTACCAACGGGTACTAACGCAGAAGGCAGCTATAGTCCCTTCAGCGGCTATAATGGTGGTATGCAACCAGGTCCTGCAACAAAAAATTATAACTCACACTTACCAGATGTGTATGTTGGTAGTCCAAATCGTGTTGAGCGTTACGGTCAATACAATACAATGGACAGCGATTCGGAAGTTAATGCGGCACTAGACATACTTGCTGAGTTTTGCACACAAAAGAACGACCAAAACGGTACTAACTTTACTTTAGAGTTTAAACAAAAAGCAACGAACTCCGAAACAACCATTTTAGCAAAGTATCTACAGCAATGGTGTAAACTTAATAAGTTCGAAACACGTATGTTTAGACTAATACGTAATGCATTTAAGTATGGAGATCAAATTTTTGTTAGAGATCCAGAAACTAAAAAGTTATACCATGTAGATGCAGCAAACCTAACAAAAATTATTGTTAACGAATCAGAAGGTAAGACTCCTGAGCAATATATCATCAAAGATTTTAATTTAAACTTTGGCGAAATGGTTGCAACTACTCCACATAACACCAACGGCCAAACAAACAATGGCGGCGCTGGAAGTTATCAGAGTGCAAGTGCTGGCAAAGGCTTTATTGGAAGCCAACAAGCTAGTCAAGCAGGTACACGTTGGAGTAGAGAAGAGTCCGAGATAGCTGTTGATGCTGATCATATTGTACACCTTAGTATGAGTGAAGGCCTAGACAACAACTATCCGTTTGGTAATTCATTACTAGAAACAATTTTTAAAGTATACAAGCAAAAAGAACTATTAGAAGACGCAATCATTATATACAGGGTACAACGTGCTCCTGAAAGACGTGTTTTTTATGTTGATGTTGGTAACATGCCAAGTCACCTTGCTATGCAATTCGTAGAACGTGTTAAAACCGAGATACACCAAAGACGTATTCCAAGCCAATCAGGCGGGGGTACCAATGTTATAGACAGTAGTTACAACCCGTTAAGTATTAATGAAGATTACTTCTTTCCGCAAACAGCAGAAGGTCGTGGATCTAAAGTAGAAACGTTACCAGGTGGAACAAACCTAGGAGAAATAGATGACCTTAGATATTTTACTAATAAGCTCGTACGTGGTTTACGAATTCCTAGTTCTTACTTGCCCACTGGGTCTGAAGACGCTGGTAGTAACTTCAATGATGGACGAGTCGGAACAGCATATATTCAAGAATTAAGGTTTAATACTTATTGTGAGCGTTTACAAGGAATGCTTGTTGAGCAATTTGACCAAGAATTTAAAAAATATTTGTTAGAAAAAGGCGTAAACGTTGATACATCAATGTTTGACCTTATTTTCCAACCACCACAGAACTTTG